CCTAAATCTCAAAAATATTGGGCGGTTCCCATTGAGCCCACGTATGATGAAAATAAAACAAACAAAACTATTCTATTAAGAGGAAGAGCATCATACGTTGTTGATAAAGATAAAAAAGGAAAAAATAAAAATCCCGAATTAAAACGAGCAAACTATCCCTATGTTAATCTTTATGAAAAATATCCTTGGTTAGGTGTTCAATACACTATAAGTAATCCCGACGACAATAACACACAGTGGGATGGAAATCATCATCGAAATTATCAGGTCGCTAAAGTTAAAAATCTTGTGAATAATAAAGAACTTGATAAATTAAATGTTCATATTGAAGTTATAGGAAACAACTTTAACATAATTCGTGGAGATAAAATTCCTGTTGCATTAATTCGAACAGACGCGGTTGAAAACTACAAAATAAATCCAGATACCAATTTCGGAGATGCATTAGATCTATTTTATAGTGGTTGGTATTTAGTTAAAGGATTTACGTTAAAATGGGAATCAGCAGAAGAATATAAAATTTTAAGTAACTTTACTCAAGAATTTATATTGACTAGAAGAGAGTGGCCAGCGCCGATCCCGATTGACCCTATTAAAACAACAACTGAAAATAAATAAAATATGGCAGATAATATTTATAAAACCTTTAGAAGTGCTTCTCCAAAAATAGCTAATCTTAATACTTTATCAAAAAGATTTGATGAGCCAACTTATTTTTCTTTTCGCTTAGTGTTTGGACAAGATCGCGATCATACGTATAATAAAGCGAATTATGGAGCGTTATATGATACTATGCCTCACCCTTTATTTGATACTTTTACAGATACTGTAACTACAGTTAATCGAGCAACTCCACTTAGATTTGTTCCTGGAATAGGAGGAGGTCTTCCAAGACCTAATTTAATAACAGAATCTCTTTCTTATTCAGCTGTTGAATATTTAGAGAATGCTAATGAACCTACTAGAGCAACTATGTTACGAGAATTCATCGGAAAATTCAATGATTTACAACTTAATTTTCCATATTATTTTCAAAGTATTGATGGTGTAGCAGATTTATTAAAAGTTGATCCTACAAAGGGTCAAAGAATATTAAATGATAAAAGATTAGCAATTACATGTCTTGAAGGTATTGATTTAAGAATGAGTTATCTCTTGAATCTTTATAAAAAAATAGCGTGGGATGATGTTTATCAAAGATGGATTCTCCCTGATATGATGAGATATTTTACACTTAAGATATATCTTGCTGAATTCCGAACATTTCATTTACCTCAAACGTCTTCATCAAAAATATCGGGATACGGAAATCCTCAAGCAGCAAGAACCGTAATAACGAGTAATCCTATAGTCTCGGCTGCACTTCAAGCTCGCGAAGCAATTCCCTTATATTTGTCTGTTCTTGATGATGTGCTGCCTACTTGGGAAATTCAGTGTGAAATGTGTGAATTTGACATTAATGACATTTCATTTACACATTTAGATGGATTATCAGTTGCTACTTCTCCAAATCCCGGAACTGTTAAATTTGGAATTAAAGTCGGCAACATTAAAGAACTACAAATCTATCCCGTTTTTCAACATAAATTCTTGATTGATCGAAAGCTCAATGGAATAAATCGAAGTAAAGATGAAATATCAACATCTGATGATGCAGGAAATAAGTATTTATATCCAGCATCTTTGCAGATAGCGCAAAATAGATTGCCGAAAGGAGTTGATCTTGGACACGTTCCCGGCTTACCTTATAATGAAACGACAAATTCAGCAGAGCTCTTTGGACAAGGCGGCCCAGGAGCTGATAAGGAATGGGGAACAAGTGATGATGATGTAAAAAAGATTAAACCTACGCAGCCTGAAACTTGGGTTGGAAATGCTCTCAACTTTGGAAACTCATACGCAAAAAATCTTCTTAACAAAGTTGTTGATAAAGCAAAGGTCACATCAATTCCAGGATTAGGAATTTCATTTAACGAGATCAAAACTGCAATACAATCAAAAAATATAATTGCAGCGTTAGGAATGATTCGAAAAGGAGTTAATGAAGTCGTCGAATCTTATGGAAATGCTCCTTCATCTCGTTTAGAACAACCAATTCAGACAGATAGTATTATGAGATCATTTTTAACTGAATTGACAAAATCTGAAGCAACGGATGATGATACAAAGATATTGCAATCAACAGCACAATTGGCATTAAGCGAAAAAGGAGTTTGGAAAAAGATTACAGATTATTCACTAGCAACAAATCTTGTAGGACCAGGAGAAACTAATGAGACAAAAACGATTGATAAAAATCTTGGAAAAAATATAATTCCAGTTGAAAAATCAAAAGCAACATCTGGAAAAATCGAAGTAGGAAAGATTTTTGAAGCTGCGCCTACAAGCAAAGCAACAGAAAAATAAAAACCTGAAATGCCAAAATTTTCTTCATATAAAAAATGGATAAATGAAAAATTCAAAGAAGATTCAGATCCTATAAAAGATATGGGCATAGGAAAAGAAGAATTAATACAATACCGTAAATCCAAATTAATAAAATATCTTGAAAGAATTGGATATTATAACGAAAATCCTTTTACACAAGTTGATTCTTACACACACGTTGGAATAAACAAATCTATAGATATACTTCTTCGAAATGAATTTGATATTCCTCAATCTTTACAAGATATAAAAGATGATATTCGATATTGGAAATCTAGAATGACATTGGATTATACATCACAAATGAATCAACAAATTAAAAACACTATTAATGGATATAAAAAAATATATCTTTTTCTTCAAAGATTAAATGCTAAAAAAGATTATGTAAAAGAAAATCTAAGCGAAAAATTTATTCAAGACTCAGATCCTATAAAAGATATGGGCATAGGAACTGAAGCTGCTTTATATCATTATTTAAAATCTATAGGATATTCAAGAGAAATTGTAAACAACACTCGATTTAGTACTCTTCGTGGATTAGAAGCGATTTTCGCAGAATTTGCAAAACAAAATCGTATTGATAGAATTAAAAAAATGTTAGAAATTAATCCACAATTTAATATACATGGAAAAAATGAAGTGGCTTTTCGTTGGGCAGCGGCAAATGGAAGTATTGAATTAATGAAACTTTTAATTAAATATGGCGCAGATATAAACGCAATAGATAAAGGAGGAACCGGTTCAGCTATAGAATGCGCAGCTGGGGTAAAAGAATATGAAGCTATAATATTTTTATTAAATAAAGGCGTTAACGTTTCAGATTACGATTTGGATATAATATATAAGAATTGCAAAACAGATGTATATGAAAAAGTTAAAAAGTATAAACAAAAACAAGATAAAAAATTAAATGTCTAATTATAATTCAGATATAGATTTTATAAATCACGACTACGATAATAACTCTTGGATAGGAATAGTTGTTAACATTAAAGATCCTACGTTTGCAGGAAGATGTAAAGTACGAGTTCTGGGATTGATGGATGGTATTAAAGATGAACATCTCCCGTGGGCGGTTCCTATTAATTCTACTATATTTGCGGGAAATGGCGCGGGTTCTTTATCAATTCCTAAGATTGGACATTTTGTACGAGTTCAATTCAACAACGGAGACATATACGCACCCGAATACACAACTATTCAGAACATGGATACTGAAATGATTCAAAGAATCAAAGATGATTACGAAGGAACTCATGTTTTATTATACGATCCAGCCGAAGAATTAACGGTCATTTTTCAAAAGAATTCAGGAATACAAATTTATTATCGAGAATCATATTTTCAAATAACACCAGACACATTAGTCACGTTATCAACTCCAAACGGTGATGCAATTATTCAGATGGATGGAGACGTGATTAATGTCACAACAAAAAATGAAGTGAACATAGCTGCTGGTGCAAGAGCTGAAGTGACAGCTGATGAAGTCGTAGTTAATGGCTCACAAATAACTAAAGTCGGTAAGGGCCCTTATCAAATGGCTGTAGGTGGAGAATCTCTTATCGCATTATTATCAACACTTGCAACGGCTCTTGATAGTAAGTTACCCGCTACACCGGGAGTAAATATGGGTATTGTGGAAGCTGCAAAAAGTTCGATACTTTCAACTAACGTAATGATAAGCATATAATGAGAGCTTGTTTCATATATGAAAAATTTACTCAAGATTCAAATCCGATTTCAGATTTAGGCATTGGACAAAAACATTTAATTAAAAAATGGCTTGAACAATATGAAATCCTCAATTACATCATAAACGATGATTTAACGATAGATGTAGAAGGAAATGTATTTTTAAATGAAGGAGCTTTAAAAGAATTAAAGAGTTTACCTGATTTCATTCAGTTTAGAAAAGTCTCAGAGTGTTTTTGGATTCAAGATAATAAATTAGAAACACTAAAAGGCTGCCCAGAATATGTTGGTGATTGGTTTTCTTGCGAAAATAATAATTTATATTCTTTGAAATACGCACCTAAGATAGTAATAGAGCGATTTGTTGCGCGCGGCAATCCCGGGAAATTCACAGAAGAAGATGTTAGAAAAATATGTATTACAAGATTTGTATCAGTATTGTAAATTATAAATATATAAAATAAAAAAGAAAATTGAAATTTTCACAATACATAGAGTGGCTTAATGAAAGAAAAAATGAGACATTAGAATATGGATGTATAATGCTTAATGCTGATGTAAAAGATTGGAAAGAAAAAATATCTATAGTCCGAGAAGAAGATCTTTATGTTAAAGAAGATGATTATGGATACGAAAAAGAGCCCCATGTTACAGTGTTATATGGGCTTCATGACGACGAAGTTGAAATTGATGAGCTTCATGAGGAACTCCAAAAAATGCGCCCATTTCGTTCAACTATAGACACTATAAGCATCTTTGAAACTGAAGACTATGATGTTGTTAAATTCGAAGTTCCTGTTAATGAAGAGCTTAAAAAATATCGAGAAAGATTTCTAAAATTTCCGAACACTCAAACATATAGTGAGTATCACCCACATATGACTATAGCGTACGTCGAAAAAGGAAAAGGAAAAAAATATGTTTCAAAAGTCGAGCCCTTTGAAGTTGAATTTAGAGAAGCGATATATTCTCCTGCCTCAGGAATAAAAGAATATTTTGATTTGGGACAACTAAATGAAAAGTTAATTGAAGACTCTGATCCCGTAAAAGATCTTAATATCGGATATGAAATAATTAATTTTTCGAAAGAAAGAAAAAAAATTATAAAAAACCATCAGTATTCTGATATTGCCGCCAACGTTAAAAAAGCATTAGATTTATTAAATTCACTTATAGGAAAAAAAATTACGGGAACATTTTATTTGCCAGCATCTTATAAAAGAGTT